GTCAAAGACGAGCGCTTTGGATATTGTATCAGACGCACTACTCAGGTCCAGGGTTGCTAAAGCCCCGGTTAACGACCCTTCGCGGGCCAGCCTTTGATTAAGAGACTGGTCGCGAATGTCGATACCAAAACGCTCGAGACGTCGGGCAATAAAGTCACCGATCCCCAACTGAAACATAGTGTTCAGCGAGGGCTCGATAGCTATACCTCTGTCTGTTTTCGCGTTCTTAGGGACGAAGTGGAGCTTTGATCGATGAATTTCGACTAAAGCTGAAGCGGAGTCAGGATCTTCTTCACAGAAGGTCCAGCTCGGCATCTCTTCAAGTATGTACTTAACATACCCAGAGAGATCTTCACTACAGGCGAACGCCTGACCGAGTTTTGCTCGGGAGGACGCGTTCTTCTTTTTCACTTGGGTCGTAGCCCCTGGCCCAAAACGGAGGCGCAGAGCTTCGAGAGTTGGGACATCACCAAGGATACGTGCGATTTTCCGCTGAGCCATGTAAAGTACAGACTCAACGTCGAGGGGAAAATAAAATTCCCCACGGGCACGCATCTTAAAGATGTCATTAGTCTCTAGGCATAAACGCTCCGCATCGTTAAATTTCTCAAAGGCCACAGCCGTCCGGTCGATACCCAGATCTAGGTCCACGCGTTTTTGGAAAAACGCGAGGGCCTGACGAAGGTGAATCGATTCGAAGGCAGTGACCTGCGAGTAGTCCATAGCAAAATTGACTACAGGGAGAAATTCGCCGTCATCTAAATGTGACAGCAGTCTCGCACCAAATGAACAGTGCGGGATTTGACTCAAATGCCAGCGAGCAAGCGTGATGCAAAGCTCGTTCGTTTCTTGTGTCGAAGCGATCTGATTGTAACGCGTAAAGCGCATAATGACTCCAAAAGAGTATACCAATCAGAAAAGAGCATAACAAAAGGCAGAGAAATCTACCTAAAGTCATGCTAGTTCCGATCTGACTTCCCCCTGGCGATCAACCAGAGGAGAAGAGCTGCTAGAACCATTATGGCCCAGAGCATGGATGTAAATAAATCCATACCCAAGGCCTTAAGTGGGCGCAACCAACAGATCGAAAAGCTCCGGCACCGGACCAGTTTGGACGGGAGTAACCGATGTAGCAACGCTACCATCGATATTCACAGCCATCTGGCGAACGAGCCGACGGCCATTTGCGTCAGACCGCTCGTGAAAAAGACCCGTCGTGATGACGGTATTCTCATAAGCGACCTTCGGCGCTGCGGTATAACCCGCAGCATTCTGGCCAGAAATCGTTTCCATCACGGGAACGACCGTCCTGCTTTCCACACGGTAAACGCCTGACTTCGTCTGCTCGATTTTCATCGTGCAGCGAACCTGGGCATACACCGGCACCGCCGAGATATTCTCTCGCCAATTCGCTGTAACAACCCCGTTGGAACGGGTAATGTCGACAGGAAGCAGTGTGTGGCTAACAGGAGTTGAAGCGCCGTCGAAGACGACAATGTTTGCAATAGCAGACATAATTTCCCTTATTTAACGGTGTGGAATACCGCTGCTGGATAATCCCAGCGAGCTCTCGGATTAGAGGAAACTCTAACACAAGAGATCCACGCCTGGAAGAATTTCCAAGCGCGCTAACGAATGTACGCCTCTACTTTTATCTGAGATGCGGAGTGTATGCCGCAATGATATCTGGATCCTTTCCAGAAAACTCAGTCGTGGAGGTTTCCGTCCGCGTCGAAGCCTAGCTTCTTACCGATGCGATCGCGCGCACCGACTAAAAGAGCCACTGCATTTGCGCAGTGCTGCCAGGAGGCGGCCTGCCCTAACGTCTTCATGTTAGGGAAAGGGACCTGTATATTAGACTGAATCGTACGATGTAAATAACCTTTGTCCTCACGATAGAACCAAGAGGTTCCATTGTAGAGACGCGGGTTGCTACCACCGTACAAAGGGTCTGATCTATAGGCCTTCCACCTCTCGGAGCGGACAAAAGTACCCGAGACGGCTTGGGAAAGCCCTCGGGCCGACAAGTACGAGCCGACTGGTATAACCCAGTCACAGACGAACGAGTATGGGAGTTTTTCCCATACGACAGACGCAGGATCGGTCAAACCGACGAGCGCTGGTACGCTGACCTCTCGTATGATGGCCTTATAGTTAACGGAGGTTACATTTCCCTCACGTTCAAACTTCATTCCGAAAGAAGGATGTACGCTACTAGCAGGGCTAGTAACATGCCTCTTTCTGACGGAGACAGAAGTTTGTAGAGGAGCACTCATCTGATGCGCTAAAGATTGCGCACCAGAGTAAATGTCCTGGACTAAAGGCCGCCAGCCATACTGCAATTCTAACCATCTCTGAGCCGAAGGCTGTTGGAAACGCCCTCGAATCTTAGGATAATGGTCGACCCCATACAGGATTTTCGACGCAAGCCAAAAGTTTCCTTTACGGAAAGCATAAAGGCTCTTGTAAATCCTAGTAGCCGCATCAGCGATCATCGTTAGCGACTCATGCCCCTCAGCCAAAAAGACTGCGAGGTTAAAATCGCTACCTTGAATGCTATCGCGGAGTCGACCTAGAAGGGCTAACTCATCATTGGCCTGCCAAATATAGGGGTTTAATTGCCCGATATTGAACAGCCCGTTGGTGGTAGAACCTCTTATAGGTTGACCGGTAAACGAATACATTAGGAAGACCTGATGTAAATTCGAATAGTCGCTGCTATATGTATGGTCTTGAGTCCTAGCCCTTTTTGGGGGCTTGACGTACTTACGATATCGATGTACCCCAGGGTACTTAGAACCGTAAGGCGACGGAGAGTAGACGTTTGTATATTCCGGCTTTTGGTGTGGGTAGTCCAATCCGTTCCAGACGCGAGTCCGGAACTGAGGAACGGTATACACCACACCATCAAAGGTAACATTAAACGTCGTATCTTCGGACTGATTGCCGGTTGTCATAGCTCAACACCTCGAACTCCGGGTTACCCCGGAACCGAGGCGAAATCTGTGCGCTTCAGAAATGAAGCACACGTCTACCACGTGACTTTCTAAAGGTCACGGACAAACTTCTAATAACTCATCACCTCACTCAGATGATGAAACCAGCTCTCAGAATACAGAGGGCTGAAAGCTAACCACCCGAAGTC